TGGGTGATAGAGAATTGAGCAGCACTGATAGGACTATTTTGCGAAACATTCAGCACTTCATAGCCAGAATAGCTATTGGTGTTGTTGGTTGCGCTGTCTGAGTACATAATTTCTTGCAAAATTACGGAACCACCAGAAAAGGTCTTTACATTTCCCCGATCTTTCAAGCGGCGTAAAAGTGCATTATTATTTGTTACGTTGTCAGCTAGTTCACCCGTACGACTTTGAATGTTAGTCGCAATGATGTCGCTAACCGAGCTATTGGCGAAGGCCATAATTTACTCCTCAGTTTAGGTTATCAAAAACGCTCATCTAGGTTAGCAAATTGTTCTACTAACATTGAGCGCCTATCTTGCGCTTTGGTCGCTGTCGCTACTCCGGGTGTGGAGCTTTTAACGCTAACCGCTGCCGCCTTAGCAGCTTTCGCTGCCTTGTCTACCAGACCTATCTTCTGGACTTTTGCGCTTACCTGTAGGGCTTGCGACTGTCTATCATATAGGTCAGCGTCTAGGCGTAAAGCCTTGTCATACGCCTCGTCCAGTGTATTTGCCATGCCTCCTTGTAGGAGTTGGATCATCGCTGGTCGAAGTTCCTCGAAATACTCTTTCTTTTGTGAGAATGAGTCTATTTCGCCGTTCATAATCTTGCTAGATTCAGCTTCCTTCTCTTGCTTCCATTGCTGCATCTCGCCGCGCACTGAGTTTAGCTCGTTGCGTAGTCCGTATACTATATCATGCTGTGGCGCTTGTTGCACACCACCCTGATTTGCAGCTCCCATGCCGTACTGCTCACGCAGTTGAGCAAAGTAGTATTCCTTTTCCTCCGGCGAGCCATTGCGTAAGATGTTATCAGCCTGTAGCAGCCCGCTAATGGCTTCACTAGGTTTAAGCCCTAGCCCGTGTATTGTATTAATGTACGGCTGTACTACTCGTTCCATCTCGTCAGCGTACTGAGCCTTGCTTATTAGCGGCTCAACACCAGCTCTCATCTGCTCCTCACGCTGCCATGCGTATTCCTGTAGTCGTGGCGATGCTGCCGCCCAATCTTCGTGGTGTTCCTTTATCCATGACTTAGGTGGTCTACTCCATAACGGAGGTTCAACAGCCTCTACAGGATCGGTTGGTGCAAACTTGCCATCTGCACTGCGTACTCGTTCAGCGGGTGGGTCTGCTGACTCTAAGTCATCAAACTGCTGCGCTAGTAGCTCTTTCCTATCTATTACTTCTGCATCCGATGTTGTTACTTCTGGCAAGTCCATTTATTTCTCCCTGTGGGGGTTAGTAAATCGTTGATTATCTCGCATCCGATCCAGTAGCTTGTTTGCTTGGCTGTGCGACATATTTGCTAATTGTGCGCTTAAAACTTCTCTGCGTGTATCTTTTGCTTGCGGTATCTCAGTTTTCATTGTCTCGTTACCGACCTCAAAGCAGTTGTGCTTTCTCAAATGCTCACGGTGCATAGCCCTGCCAGTTATCATTGTACCATCAGCCATAGACTTGTAAGGTGCTATGTCAGGCATGATGTGGACTTTAGCATCATACTGCCGCTCTGTGCCTACAGGTACGGCTTCTCCGTCTATGTACACCCAAGACCGCCTCATGTTTGCCACGCCCTAATGGGCTTAGTGGGCGTATTATTCATACTTTTCCGATCCGTCCTTGCCAACCCAATCATCCCCCACAAACTTAGGCTCCACCCCATTCAACCACTTCTGAACAGATAGAAAAGCTCCACCATTTGCGCCAAATTCACCACCATGCCAACTATTAGGCAAAATTCTTATATCTGAATATAAAGTATTATTTTCATACCAAATGTCATTACACATGAATCGTATGTCTCCACATAAATATACCTCATAAGAGTCAACATTAGGGTGTATGTGCGGAACTATGGTCGAATTTGGCTCCATCATAAATAATTCAACCTGATACTCATTCTCTCTATACAAAATCATCCCATGCTCATCAGCCACATTAGTCATGCAAATAGGATTGAAATATCTATTAGAAAGCCACCAACTTTTGAAATTGGTTAGATCATCTTCTTTAGTGGGAACTAACAAGCCGCTCATATCCAATTTCCTCATCAAACTCTAATGTAAACATATACCGATCACCGTGTAAATTAATTACACAATGATCTACCTGTGTGTTAAACGCATAGTAATAACCCTCATCATATTTCAACTCGTATACCCTAAACGTACCGCCCTCGATAGGAGCAGTATCCGCAAACAAACAGTTACTCCCACTGTGCCATATCATCATGTTCACCCCGCACATCCTCTTGCTGTCCCTATGCCAGTTATACATAGTGCCAGCCCTCATCAGCGTTACCCCCGCACGAAAAGGATGTTTCTCATGCAATTTTTTTAGAAAATCATCCCTCATTATTATCTCTTTAGGTATCTCACATACCATAAATCCATAATAAGCAAGGTACTCAGCCGACTCAATATACTCAACAATGTCAGCGTAAATTCTCGACTTACTTAACTTTTTGTAAGTAATTTTTTAAGAGGTCTCGTTTTTAAGCAGTTGTGCTTTCTTAAATGCTCACACCGCCTCATGCTTGCCCCAGAACGATAGCTACTTCAGTATTAGCAGCCTCTTCTGCCTCACGAACCTTGTCTACCTGAGCTTTTGCTCCGATCTCTGCCACCAGTATGCGAGTAGATGAGTCTAGGTCTGCTTTGTAGCGATTAAACTGATCTACTGATTGCAGTTGGTGCATTGCCATCTGATGACTTAAATCTGCCAACTGAGCCTCTGCCTGCAACTTCATCTGCTGAATCTGCATATCAGCCTGCATTCTAGCTTGTTGGGCCTGCGCGTCGATCTGTGCCTTCATCTGTGCGGCTTGTGCATCTGCCTGTAGTCGCATCTGCTCAGACTGTTGCTGCGCCTGCATCTTCATCTGCTCAGACTGTTGCTGCGCCTGCATCTTAATCTCGTCTGGGTTAGGCTGTGGCTCCTTCGGCTGCGCTGCTGCGGCCTTCATCTGCTCCAGTGCGGTATCAAGAGTACCCTCAATAGGTTGTGCTTGCTTAAACCCTCCTATGCCAAACTTAATAACCTCTACCAGCATAGGAACCATCTCTGGAGATTCACGCCCTACAGGTAAGGCTTGAGCCAAGAAGCCGCCAAGCGCTTGCAGGAACTCTACACGGTTACGCTTGTTCTGATCTTCATCTAACTGCACCAGACTGTCAGCCTCTACGTCAATTCTAAAGTTAGACAGAGGCGAGTCTTTAAGAAGCTCTATAGCCTGTGGTATTAACTGCTGGTCTGCCTGAGACATCTGCTGTGCAGAAGCGTACTGCAATAGAGTCTGTGGCTGGAACTTGGTACACATGATCTGCGCTTTAAGTTTAATCAGGCTAGACGCAAACAGAGCAACCTCTTCCTGCATTGCCCTAAGTCTTAGCCCAGCATACTGACCCTTGATCTGTTGAGCAGTTGCAGTCTCACTTGCGCTGGTCTGACCACGAATAATGTCAGATATACCGGTTATCTCGTAGATTTGACTCTTTATGTCCTCTCTCGCCCGGTAGCAGTTTATGAGCGTAGCAGCTATGACATCTATCGGTAGGATGTCTATTGCACCTTTTAAGCCTCCCTTTTCGCTGAATGCCATCCACTTATCTACAGGTATCAGAGTATTATTGTCTCCCTCTGTCAGTAGACGTTGTAGTGATGGTTGGCTTGCATCGTATACCCCACGAACTCTCAGAGCTTTGACCAGACCGTCAATTCTGTCGCTTAAAATGTCCAGCTCTGAAGCCTGATCTTGATACAGCACGAAGTCAGGTACGGGAACCAGAGAATCAGAGGTTAAAGTAGCGTACAAAGGTTTTCCACAAGGAAAGAAGCCTTCTACCTCGATAGGGTCATCACGCTCGTCTATGATGTAATTGCTGTTCTTGCTAAACCAGTAGACCTTGCCTGTCTCTTTATCCCACAGCTCGCATATCTTGGCGCGGGTATGCTCTTTGTTAGATTGACCATAGGAAGTTAGTGTCTGAGGGCCGCTATCTAAAGGTATCTTGGTAGCCGACTCTTCACCGAATCGCTCTATCAGAGCTTCCTTGCTCATAAATACCCATCGCCATACAACCGTAACCTCTTCCCACGTCCTCGCTACTGAATGTCCAAAGTCCTTCCAGTGAACGTAGTCTGTAGGAGCGCATTCGTACTCGATCTCCTCGTATGTCTCTACCTCGTCAGCGTCC